GCTTTATATCCTTCTTTTAGTGTGCTAGGTAGCTTGTGCTTCCCTTGTGCTATACGGATTGATTCAGTCTCTCCGTTTGCGTATTTTAAACTCTCTAGTATTAATTTTATCATTTTACGAAGTTGTTACTATTATATCTTGAAGTTGGCTATATATATTATTAGCGTATTCAACTTGACCGCTTATTTTATATGTAGTTCCTGATATTAAATTTGTAAACTGATAGGTTGTAGCAGTTTGTTTTTCTGTTATTACATCATCTACATAAAGCCAGTATCTTACAACACCACTTACAGCAGTCCAGCCTGTGTCTATTGTTGTACTACTTTTAGCAGTTACAGCAAAGTCTGACATTCTTTGTAAGCTTCCGTTAATACCGTTCTGTATTTCATTTGAATTTGTAAATACATTAAACAACTCTAAATCAGTTTTGTTTGTAAGTAGATTTGTTTTTATAGTGTTTATTCTATAGCTTTTATTTGCTATTATAAACGTGTCATTTAAGTTGTATTTTAATAGTATTCTTAAAGGTAGGTAAGCAGTAACTTTAGTCTTTCTTGCTTGTTTATCGAATATGCTAGTTATATAGTCTATATAATTGTTTTGAAATAATGAGTTAGGAACAAAATTTAAAAAAGTTTCATCTATCTCTCCCCCAAAATTTAAAGTATTATTAGCAAAAAGACCCGCATTAGAAGGGCGTTTATAGTTTGTTGGCGTTGGGTTTCCAGTACCTCCCCAAACAATCGCACCATCTGGATCTGTGTTGGTGCAATACATTAAAAGCGGTTCACCTATAGTAGGCTCTAAGTTGCTGTCTAATAGAGAGCCTTGAATAACATTTGTTAAAACGCCATTAGTGTCGCTTAATCGTTCGTACATCATCTTCTCAAAGTCTACTTCTACCTTATAAACACCACCATCATACTGATCATTTCCATAGGTTAAGTTTCCAAAATTACCTCCTTGAATTTCATCTGAGAATTTAGCTAAAAAATATTCTTTACTTTTAAATTTAAAATCTATTTCTTTAAACTGTAAGAGTTTACTTACGTTAGACTTATCTACATCTACATACTCTGTAATGTCATAAGTATTACCAGCGTTGTAATAATCTTGTAATGACCTAACTACTATAATACCATTTTCTTTATATGCAGTTAGATTATACATTTTGAACAAAGACGTCATAAAGTCTATAACCTTCATTTGAGGCACTTGACGAGATACAACAAAAGTGTCAGATATTGAGTTGCTTGGGAAACTATATGTAGCTGCTTGAGAAGCTCCAGAGGGCATAGGGATTCTTGTAAGAGATAGTGTCTGGCTGCCTATTGTTAATGTATTTTCAGACTCAACAGTAAAAAATACATTGTTAGGTATATTGTTCGTTATATTAAATTCTATTGTATGAGTTGCTGCGGTGCTAAAAGCTTGCTCTGAATACACTTGCCCATTAGGAGATGTTATTCTCACAGTTACTGGAGTAGCTGCTATTAATGTTATATTGTAAACAAACCTATAACGAAAACCGATATTAGATAAAGGTCTAACGTCTATATTACCAAAAGTCGTGACTGTTAAATTATTAAGGCTATTTGTAACAGTTAGAATTCCTCCAGTAGTTAAAGCATTACTTACAGCTCCAGAAGCTCTTTGTAATAACATATAAATCCTTTTAAAATTAAAGGTGTTAAAAAAATCATTACTAAAAGTTAAATCGTATTTTATCTGTATGGCTTCTATTATTTTTCTTATTTTAAGAGCTGGTTTTAAGTCTGTAAATATTAACCTATCGCTTCCATGTCTGTACTCTCCGTTTGAGTTTATATTAAAGTATTTACTATGTGTTACAAGAGGAAAAGCAATGTCTAAATCTGATGTACTTTCAAACTTGCTTAATACTGTGGCATTGTCATAATTAAAATTTAAACTATCTAGAGATTTTAAAGAGCTTAAGTCATCATCTTTCATTAAATCCTTCAGCTCTACTATATCCCCAAAGAAGACAACTTTATAAGAATAAGCCTTATTGTTTTTTAAGTCAACTGTGTTTAGTCTTATAGTTCCTTTTCTAAAATCTACTCCGTTTAGTTTAATTATTGCATCAGCTTTAAACCTTGCATCAAAACTATTTAATACGTCTGTATCTTGGTAGTGTTTAAAAAACTTGTTGTTTTTCTGTGAACCTGGTAAGTTAAACTGTTGTGAGAATGTTGTGAATATCTTAGATATATCTCTAACATCTTGTATACTATCAGAAATGCTTACGCTTTCATCTTTAAATAAATCCATCTTAACATAGTCGGAATATATACGATATATCTCTCCACTTGCCATTATATCATTATCAAGCGTTACTTGAGTAGCTGAATCAATAGCGGTTATCTTGGCGGTAGTGTTGTCTGTTGTGTTTTCAACTACATCTCCAACTGCTAATAAAGTTGTGAAAGCTGCTGATGCATCTACTAATTTATTTGTAGTTGTTGAGCTTGCAGTTCCTTGAGCTAAGAACTGACTCCGTATATATAACTCTATTATCTGCATCTATCTAATATCGTTTATTGTGTTGTTAGAATATTCAACCTCTATAGTGTAGTTTATTAGATTGTCATTTAGCTGCGTTTTAAACGCTAGACTAGAAGATGTTACAGTAACGGGTCTTGTAACTGGGCTAGGGTCAACACCTTCAGTCATCCAAACTTGTTCGCTTAACTCCATTTGTTTAAAAACCTCGTTAAAACTTTCTGGGTAGTATCCAGAGTTTAATGTAATCTTTTCTTTTCCGTTTTTAGTAAGTATTGCGTCTTGATGATTTAACGTGCTGTAAGTTGCACCGCTTACAATATTTCTTTTAAAGCCTTCTTTTTTAGTTGTTAGCGTTTCTGTGCTTTTCTTGTTAAACCAGATATACTGTAAAGCTCCAAACTTATTTACAAAAGTTAGTTTCCTCTGAGTATATTTACATTCTGAAACTCTTTCAATTTCAACAGTTGTTACGTTTCCAGCTTGAGAAGATAAGACAGCGGTAACAATGTTTTCGCTTGTTCCCTTAACGTAAGCAACTTGAGTAGAAGATACAGTATTTATTAGGGTTGTAACAGTTTCTAATGTTGTACCAGCTGCATTTTTAAATACCACATGATGGTTTAAATTTGTATCAACGGGAATTCTAACTCTGTCAAAGCTTGTACCAACAACTTCTGGAAGAAATATTTTTGTATTTGTTTGCAGTAAATTACTTGAGTTTGTAGGGTTTGCTCCATCTTCGAAATAACCATAGCCATTGAAAGCAGTAAGTTGAATAAAAGCACTTTGAGTTTGTAGTACTCCGTTAATCGTTTGAGTAGTTCTATAATCAACCCAAAGAATCTCTGTAGAGTAGTCATTTTCAGTATATATTTGGACTACATAATCTTTAACAAGTTCGCTTATCTCAAATGTAACTTCATTATTAACTGCAAAACCCTCAAGATTATAAGTTGGGGTTGTTGGTCTGCTTGTTGTCTGTGTGCCTGTATAAATATATATTTCTATTGTTGTACTATTTAAACCTGTTACAGTTCCCGTTGTTATATAGTAAGGACTTCTTACGTTTATCTTGCTCATTTTTTATCTATGTTTACTTGTATCTGTTTCTCTAATCCTATTGAGTATGCTTCTACTAATTCATCTGGCAAACGCTTAAAGGCTGCTTCAAATGGCTTTGTAAAAAACATACTTGGTCTTATACCTTTTTTATAAATAGATCTAGCAATAGCAAACTTAATTCCTTCTCTTGATGCAAATTTCCCTCCTTTACCTCTTGGTGCTATTCCTTTTCTTACTACCCATTTATCAAAAGCCTTTATTGGAGGCATCTTAGTTGTATATGAATAAGGGGTGTTATATTTCTTTTCCGTACCGCTTACACCTTTATCTTGAAACTTACCATAGTCAGCCATATCAAAGCCTAAAGAAGTAGTGCTAGAACTTTTACTTATCTCATAACCTAAAGAATTATAAAGCTCTTTAGATGAGTTCTTTTTACTTTTAGTTAAATTACTTCTGCTTTGCTGTATTACATACTTAGCAAACTTATTAAGCTCGTCCCTTAAGTATTCATCTGCTAACATATACTAATGTCATTGTGAATTATTACATCCATAGTTGCAGCAAACCCAGCTAAACGATTATCAAACCTCTCATAGAAAGGCTCTAAAGTAGCATCCCCTTGAAGCTGGAACTTATCACTATATAAATCCCCTTTACGCAATACCATTACTAACTTGTTTAAGACTGCTAACTGTGTGTTAAGCACATCTTGCTCATTGTTATTACCTCTGAATATATCTTCTGTTTTCTGTTTGCTCTCGTCTACTATATCCATTGCCATTACAGTAATGTTAAAAACTAATACTTGCTCTTGAGTTGTAACAGAGTTTATTACAATATGGCTTAAGGGAAAAATGCTTTGTTTAGATAAGTCTATGTCAAAGATATCTCCTGTTGTTACTGTGTTTACGTTTACATCACTAAGCAGTTGTGTCTTAATTGTTTCTGTTAGTTGGTAAAATCCCCTTATGCCTGTATTACTCATTTTAGTTAAATTTATTTTTTATCTGTGCTGCTTCAATTTCGTTTTTCTCTTTTGTGTACTCTAAGAATGTTAAACACTCATGAATATTTAGTTTTGTGATATGTTCAAATTTTGTAATATCTCCGTTAGCGATTGCATAGAGACTGTTGAACCATCCGTATTTGGATGTGAAATTAGATATTGTGCTAAATCCTTCTCGTTCTTCTTGTCCAAAGAGTTCATTATAACTACTGATAAGTCTTTCCCTAAAGTGTAAAAAAAAACAATAGCTCCTAACACTACATCTAATGGAAAATCTTTAGCGTCATCACTTGTGTCTGGATCATAGTCTTGTATGATATATCTATTCCCTCTTTTTAAATTTATAGGTCTAAACAAAACATTGGCAGCTCTGTGTAAATTATCGTTGTCTCCTATGAATGTATCTAAGTCCATATACTCCCCAAAGCTCATATCGTCTAACTCAGGTATAAAACCATAGTCAACACCATTTAAAGTAAACTTGTTTATAAGCTGGTGTTTAGCATCAAACATATTATTTATGATATTACATATTTCAGCAATATCTGTAGCCTTCATATTTCTTACCACTACTTCAGGAACATTACAAAAGATTTCAACCATCTTTAATTGAAGACTTGTGTCGTTGCTTTTTTCTTGCTTGTTTTCTAATTTTGCAAACTCTTGATATTGTCCAAGTGTTAACTCATTTAAAGTTGTTGGTATTTTTAGATTAACTTTCATATTAATATATAAATGATTTTAAAAAATTTTAGAGATTATTTGCATTGTACACTTTATCTATATCTGCTATCCATTGTAAAAGTTTTCTAGGGTTGCAAGAGCAAGGCTCTGTGTACTTGTGTTTATAGTAGATTGAATGAAGTTTGCACATTAGTTTATACTGTGGTTCTGTTAGCCTATCCTTAAGCTCTGCTTTAAATACTTCCCATTCTTGTTTGTGTTCTATTTCCATAATTCGATGTCATTCCAAGACTCACGACGTTTATCGCAACCGCAGTCTTTTTTTAAAAGTTTACTAATTGTTTTTACAAGCCAATGTATTCCTGTGTAATATGTTATTTTGTAGATAGTGTCTCCGAGTTTCATATTTTTTCTTTTATGTATTTAAGTGCATTTCTGTAAGTGTTGTAAAGGCTGTAGTAGCTTATCTTAGTTTCTCTGCTTAGAGATGCTACAGACTTGCCAGAGGCTACAATCTCAAACACTTTAGCATCATACCAATAAAGGTTTGATATTTCCTTTTTTACTTTGTCGTAACGTTCTTGGTATTGTTTCTCGTCTATTGGAGAATCATCTAATTTGTTTATTGTAGAACTGTATTTAAGTATAGATTCTATTTTTTTTTGAGGATCATCTTCTTTGTAATAAACATCATCCATGTACAATTTAGTTTGCTTTGTTTCCTTTTTATAAATGTTCCAGAAAATACCCCTAAGCACTTTGTAGCAGTAGTAGTGATTTATTTCATCCTTGTAAGTAAAGTCTAAGCCTTTGTTTAAATCTTTGTGAAGCTGTAAATACATTTCTTGAACTACATCCTCTGCTTGATTTGGATTACAGCCAAAGGACTTTACCACGTCTATCCAGTCTTTGTGCTTGTCAAAAGCTAATTCTAATATTGTTTTCATTTATTTAGTTGGTTATTGTACAAAGTATGTACCTCTGTTTGGGTTTGCTAATTGATAGGATATAGCATACCTNAAGGCATCTAAGAGATGATCATATCCAGCACATGGTGTTTGAGATTTCTTTTCTAGCCANACGTAATTCTTAAGCTCGTTTATAAGCTCTAGGCTGTTAGGGTCTACTACTAAGTCATAGTCTTGTAAAAGGCTAATACCAAAGATTACGCTGCCTTGACCTTTTATGGTGGGAACTATATTACAGCCTTGTGATGATAAGGAAGAAATTAGTCTAGGGTCTGCTGAGTCTGCTACTATCAAATTGTTTCCAGCAAACTTTTTATTGAGTATATATATTTCACTTGCTGTTAATGATTTCTTGTAGAAGCATTCTTGTAAATAGATTATCTTGTTATCTCTATCTATACACGTTTTTATTAATGTTGTAGGATCATTGCTAAAACCAAAATCTTGACCATAGATAGGCTTAGATACTTCTTTAAAGTTTCCTACTTTCCAATTGGTATATACAGCCCCTTGTAGGATGCCTGTCAAACCTTCTCCATAAACACGATACCAATTAGCCCAATACTCATTGCCTTTGTCAGCTTTGACCTTAGCCTTTAGTATTTCGCTCACAGCAGCTTCAGGAGCTGCCTCATTGTCTTTGTAGGTAAGAATTAACCACTCAGCTTCTAAATCGTTTTTAAGCTCTGTATGAGCCCAGAACTCAGCACTTGGGTTAAAGTCTATGTAGATGTGTTTTAAAGTCCTTACAGCTAACTGTAAATAGGAATCAAAGCCTCCAGCTATATTGTTTGCTTCATTGATGTAGCAGATGTCTCGTCTAGCA